CATTTGTGCGGTATTGACGAGGAAGTGAGTACACCCAACTAATCACATTTTCAGCTGTGATTGTGGCGTTTGTGGCTGTAGTTGCGCCAGTGGCAATCGCCGCGCCTGAGGACAGCAGAGGATTCTGCGGGCCGTTGCTGACGGAAGCAGTCGCACAGAATGCCGCTTCTTCCGCTTGCGCAAACATACGAGCGAATTGCTCGGTGAGAATTGACTCGATGCTGAAGCCGGGGCCACGAGCAGGAGCGTCTTCTGCGAGTTCGTTTGATACCTTGACGAGTGCCGTCAACTTCGCTGGTGTCAGTGTGACCTTTGCGTAGGTTGGCGATACATCCGCAATCGTTCCCGCTTCTGCGGCCCATGACGCAGAACCAGTGGTCGACTCCACGGCCCACTCACGAGCGTATGAACCGATTGTGACTACTTTTGAAAGTTGTCGAATCGCTGTCATCGTCTTGAGTTTGGTGGTGATCGCATTGTGAAACTCCAAGGGCGGTAGGACCGTGCCTCCGCTTGCCTCGCTGATTGCGCGGATCTCCATCGGGTTGGTGTACTCACCGTTGCGGAGATATGAACTCCAAGCGTTGCGATATTCCTCTGTCTCGGTGTTGCGTGCAGACTTGTTGCTTGCATTCTCGATGCCAGGCAGATTGCGAACCTGCTTAGGAGCCTCGGGAACATCAGCCTTGAAACCCGCGCCAACATTCATCAACTCGTCACTGCGTTGTCGTTGCGCTGTGAGTGATGCGTATTGCATCTTCAACGCGCTGTACTTCGCCTCGAGAGCGTCTGACATGCCTTCGCCGCTATCGTTAGCGTCGTCGCACATCTTCTTCATTTCGGCGTACACAGCGCCCATCTTTTCTACTAGTGCCTTGTATCCACTATCGTGTGCCATAATAAAATTCCTTATTGTTGTGCCGAGCGAGAGTCGATTACCCCAACGCTGGGGCAACAGACACGCACGCTCGGCGGTGAATGTCTGTGAAAAAGTTTTAAGAGCGGTTCACATTGAGCACGCTCGAAGAATGTAAAATGCTTCCGTCTACACGAACTGTTGCAACGAACAATGCTTGATCGTTGTCGGCCAAAGACTCGTCGAATCGAGCAACTGAAAATCCGTTTAGATTCGTAGCCAATAGATATTTGCTTGGATCAAAGAAGTGGCAGATCGTGTCGCCAGTCGTAGGAGTTCCAGTCGAGAGTCGGTGATAGATGACTGGCAAACCTTCGTAGGTCGTTCCTTCTTTCATTGATCCCGACATGGTTGGGAACAAGATCGGAAACGCCGATGGATCCCATGATGCCATCGTGCGGGAATTGATTACGGCAACACAATTGCGCCAACTTTCATAGGGCAATGGAGAAAAGGTGCTTGCGCTTGAAAGCCACGCGGCACTGATCACATCCTTGATGGTGTTGGTTGTTGCAACGCCAGTGGACGCAGTGCGGGAATAAAGTTTTGCACTGTTGAATGAGCCTTGGCATTCTGTGGTTCCTGCGCCCATCAAAATTTGACGATTGGTTTCATCCATCAAACCCATGACTAATTCTTGGCGCAAGTATGTTTCAATATCTGCGGCGGCCTTGGTGTCGCTCAAGAGTTCGTTTGACACTTTGAGCCAAGATGTGATCTTGTTTAGGCTAAATGTGTACTGAGTCGTGCCACTCGTACCCTGATATGGTTTGAGATACGCAGGATCGGCTTCAGTTGCGCCGAGACTGGCTTCAGCGACTCCAGTGTTGATTGCTGGTGGAGTCGTCATAATTGGCTGAACAAATGCGGTCGTAGTCTCAACACGACGGACGCGACTGAGAATTGCGTCCTGTGCCATTGCATTGTCAATAAATTTTGCCCAACTTGTCGGAGGCAAAACAGTTCCACCACTTGCAATGCTGAGAGCGCGGATTTCGTTTTGATCCAACTTGCGATGACCAAGTCGAAGATAGTTTTGATAAATTTCGGAATATTGATCGCTACTGCGATCGATCTTTTGATTGTCGTTCATGCAAACTCCTTGCGTGTAAAAGAAAACACGCGGTCAAAATGCGGAAGGTCTAAGTACGCATCGGGCCAGCGTGCTCTCGGGGAGTTCGCGGAAGTCCGCTCTCGTGATCGATCAGCGTCTGGCGCCGTCGGTCGAGGCTCTATTCAGTTATGACCCCATTATCTCAAGCGAATTTTCGCTCGCAAGGGGGTCAGATCAGAATTAATTTCAGAACTGCGGAGGCAGATAGATCTTTCGCTTCTTGGCTTTCGGTTGCTCGGCTCGGGCTTCGACGCTAGTTGCGGGATTGGCGGGAAATGTCACGACCGACACCTCAAGCAACTTGGCGAGATGAATGACCCGCGTGCCTTTGGTTTCGCCCTTGATTGGTGGCTCGTAGGTTTCCTTTAGGCAGATAAACCCAAATGAGCACTGCGTCACAATGCCTGCGCGCACCAGCGCGTGCGCTTCCTCGCTTGTGTCGGTGTCGGGCAGATCGCACTCAAAGCACAGACCCGAACGATCGGAGTAGACCTTCAGGTTGCCTGCGCTCACGCGGCCCATCGGCTTTGCCGTATCGTGGTTCCAAAGCAAGGCGATCTTGTCGCCGTCGGCTTTGATCGATGCGTCAAAGCAGGTCGGCTCGAGTCGCTCGTAGCAGTTGCCCATGTCATAGCGTTCCCAATTAGCGGCGATGCCATTGAGTCGTAGCGGCTCACCGGGCTGTGGCTCGGTTTGCTCGATGCGTACGGCGCCAGCCTTGCGTGTTTCGATGTTGCTCATAGTTGCTCCTTGTTGGTTTGAATGAGTTCTTGAATCAGGCGCGTGGCGAGTGCCACGGCCGTCTCGGTGTGTCCTGTGAGATGCCAGTCTGCATTGCGTGCCTCGGTCTTGATCGACTCGGCGAATGCGTTGGCGATGGCAATGCCGTCGCTTGCGCGGTCGCTGTGACCTTGGAGAACAAGTAGCCCGCGCATGATCGGTGCGATCTCGCTGGCGATGCGTGCGACATCGGGTATCCATTTGGATACCTTTTCTTTTGTGCGGCATCCTTTGAGATACTTGGCTTCTGCTTCGGTGCATCTTGTCATCGCCGCAAGAGCCGACGGATAGAAAAGATCGACTGCACGGTCAAGTGGATTGACGGTTGACTTCAACTCAGTCGGGTCGATGTCGACCGACGCTGGCACAACATCCGACGGCGGTGGCGTGACCGCTGGGTCTTGCAATACGGGAGTGGCAGAGGCCGCCGCCGTCGGTGTGCTTGTGTTGAGCGGGAGTCGGATCGACTCGCCGCCATCGACGGCTGGCAATCCTTCTCGCGCTCTGATTTCGTTGGGTGTCAAGATGCCGTTGGTGACGGCGACCGCATACGCGCTGAAGCGTGTGCTCATGTCGCCGCGCAACAGATCATCGAATGAGATGCGGGTCGTGACATCGTCGCCACGCCTGATCAACTTGCGATTGACTTCCTGCTCGAGTCGAGCCGCCCAACCCGCCAGCGTGCTCTGCACAAAGACTGCGTTGGCTTGTTCGGCTGACGAGTACGACACGCCGTCGTTGTCGCCGACGCGGTGGCTCGGCACATTGAATGCCGCCGCGATCTGTTGGCGACAAAACTTCTTCATGCTGTCGAGGTCGCTGTCTTTGGCGTTAGTGCTGATCGCGTCGAACTTCAATCCTTCTTCCAAAATTGCAATGCGTCCAGCATTTTTAGCACCCGAATGCACGCGAGAAAATGCTTCTCGCAATCTGTTCGCACCTTCCGCGCTCAGTCTGCCCGGCATCGAGAGCACGCCCGCTGGCCTGCAATTGTTGGACAGGAAGCGTGAAGTCCACTCAGCCAGTTCGACCTCTAATCCGATCAGATCACGCATGCGATGGATCGGTGCTTCGCCGAGTAAGCCGTCGGCAGATGGCCCGACGACATGGAGAATGTCGTATGGTCTAAATTTGCGTTGCTTGATTTCCTCGGATGCCTTCTCGTCTGCCTTGCCTGTCCAGTATTGGTAGTAGGGTTGATTTGCCGCGTCACGCATCATGTACATCAAGTCGGGTCGCAGTCGTTCCATTCCGATTGGAGTGCCCGCAGGGTTGCGCATAATGAATGCGAATGAATTGCCGTAGAGCAAGCAATCAGAAATCTGCGCCTCTCTAAAAGTAAACGCACTCATGTCTTCGTTAACTTCGTAATTTAGTATGGAATACAGCGGGTTTGTCACATCATTGCTCGCGCCGTCCGCGCTGTTGCGCAGAACTTGCCACGGCATGCGAGCAAGAGTCTGCGAGATCAATCGCACGCAGGCGTACACAGTCGGAGCCTCCATCGCGTTGTCGGGTGAAATGGTTTTACCAGTCCAAGCCCACGACGAAACATAGGACTGGATGCCGCCGCCGATCGGCTGACCGATTGGCGTTGTGTCCTCGAACATAGATCGAGGCGGTGCTTTGCCGAGTGCGCGTGTGATGAGATCGATTAGACCCATTGCATATTTCCTTCTTCGTAGATTGATGTCTTGTTGTCTGCGTCTTTGTGCACCATGCACGCGAGCGCCGTGACGAGCGCGGCGATGCAATCGATGCGCTCCGTCGAACTGCTTTTCGATGGTTTAATGTTGCCCGCTGGATCCGTATCAATACATGTCGATGCCATACAAAAGTTGACCACAGGATGATTTCCATGTTTGATGGATTTTCCGAGCACGAGGGTTTGTAAACATTTAGAAGCCTCGCTTAAACTGCGATATCCCTGTCTGCATTCGAGCATCGGCAGACCTTCTTGCGCAAGCCCGACTGCAAACTGCGTCGCATTCCAAGGGTCGTAGCCGACTGCCTTTACCGAGCGCGCGATCTTGGCAATGTCGCGGATCTTCTGCGCAACGAACTCATAGTCAATCACATTGCCCGGCGTGGTGATCAGTGAGCCTTGCGATGCCCAAACATCGTAAGGAACTCGATCTACGCGGGATCTGCGGCGAACGCCCTCCTCGGGACAGAATGCATACGAAAGAAAAGCCACACGCTCATCTTCATCAACAGTGATCACCGCGACCGATGTCAGATCGGTGGTCGTCGAAAGATCGACTCCGATGTAGATGTCCTTGCCCGCAAAGTATTGT